AATCCAGGCGTTGATCCTAAAGGAGATACCTGGCAGAGGGTATACGATCAGGCCGCCCTATGGTTTATGGCAGAAGTATATTCCCAATTCCAAGTAAGCTTCTACAGAACAAATAAGGTAGACAGTAATAAGGAAGACGGTATATCGCTAATTAAAGATTTACTCCTACATAAACGACTATTTATAAGTGATAGGTGTGAAAATCTATACAAAGAAATGGAGGGGTACATAAAGGACTCAAAAGGAAAAGTCCCTAAAAAGAATGATCATTTAATCGACTCGTTACGATATTTGCTTTGGGCCGATTCTTATGAGTTCATACCCATCTCAATTCCTGAGAAAGAAACTAGCAATAGAAGGGGCTATTCCATACATAAGGACCCTACCTTAGATGATGATATCTGGTAAAGGACATAATTTATTATAAATATGAACATAGCAGCATTAATAATATCCGTACTATCATTAATAATAGCCCTGGGATGTGCAGTAGCGATCCTAGTACAAAGATTCTCCACTCATCAAATAGAAATTCTAGATTCTGCTAAAATACAAAAGCAGATGGAAGAGATGGATAAACAGGACAAAAAAATGAATGCAAAAATTAAAGAAATCGAAAACAACGATAACTGGCTGTAATTTATGAGTAGTTCATTTGATCAGTTTTATTCGGATATGCAAACAGGGGCTGACAGAAGCCCAATTAAACCTCTTTACGCATGCAATTATAAAGATGAAGAAAAATTACATAAATGGATTAAAGAAACATTTCAATCCCTTATGAATGAACATGAAGATAGAATTAGAGAAGTATCTGAAAATCATCGCCTATATAAGGGTGAAATTTCCAACTCTTCTTTAAATGGCACTAGAGGAGATGGGTTTCAATCCACAAACACTTTTATAAAAGATGAAGAGTTATTTGTCAATTATATGAAGCAGTTAACGGATGAACAGGTTAATAAGATTACTGAAGTTAAGCCTGCGGTAGATGTATTGCCAGTTCATGATGAGCATGATGATAAAGTAGGCGCAAAAATATCAAAGTCTATAATTGATACGCGCTTTTATGAGGGAAATTTCGATAAGACTGTCAGACAGCTCACAAGGCGCACAAAAATAGCAGGTGAAGATTATATCCATATCTTTTGGAATAAGGATAAGGGAGCCGTTCATCCGTCTGTACAGGGCGATAAAAAGGTGCCACTTCTAGGCGAAGACGGTAAGCCAGAAAAAGATGATGATGGAAAAATAATTTATATTGATAAAGATTTAAAAATTGGCGAAGTTGATTGGGAATTGGTAGATACTAGACACGTTTTACCAGAACCTTCAGATGATTATAAGGATGCGAATTGGGTCATTAGATTGAAGCGCGAATATGTTCATGATCTTCGTTTGGAATATCCAGACAAGGCAGGCAAGATAAAGGCTATGAAAGCCGACGGCACTTCAATTAACGGAATGACTGAAACCCATCTACGAAGTATGGAAATGAGGGATCAAACACTAGTTCTCTGTTTATATCACAAGAAACATAAAAATCTGAAAAACGGGTATTTTGCAAAGGCCACAATGGATTGTGTACTAGAGCAAGGGGATTTTCCTTACAATATGGAAGGATTACCGTTTGTAAAAAGATCAGATAAAGAGATAGAAGGGGAAGCACATGCTCAATCGTTCATGCATGATGTTAAAGCTTTACAGGCACTTGAAATAGATATGACATCTATGATGATGCAGAATTTAAAACTATGTTCATATCCAAAATGGTTTGTGGATCAAGGATCTGTATCTACACAATCTCTCGGATCTGGAAGAACCGTAGTAAGTGTTAGACAAGGGTCAAGAAGACCAGAATTATCCGCTCCTCCTACTATTCCTTCTGATTTATTTAATTTTAGAGAAGATAATAGAAATCAAATGCGCCTATTAAGTACAGGGGGCATGAATGAGCCAGGACAACCGCCAAAAGGTATTACAGCCGGAGTTGCGCTACAATATTTAAATGAGGAAGAAAATAAGAGGTATAATACTGACATAGCCGGCCATTTCGATATGATAAAGGAATCGGCTGAAATGATATTAAGCCTTGCGCATCAATATTATGATGAAGATGATGGAAGATTTTTAAGGGTGTTGGGCAAGAATAATGAACATACGGCCATAAGCTTTAAAAAAATAGATCCGAATAAACCATACGACATTAGATTATCGCATACAACAGGATTGCCGGAAACTAAGTCAGCTAAGGTACAAACAGTTATAGACTTGGCTACTCAGTTTGAAGGTCTTTTTAGTAAAGAACAAATAATTGATTTATTGGAGCTAGGTAATTCTAATAAAATGTATGACCAAGCTACGGCTGCCGTTAAATCTGCTGAGTCTACTTTAGAGGATTTACTACAAGGCAATACTGTTATGGAAGCACAGGCTTATGAAAATCTAATAGTATCCTGGAAGGTATTTACAGCTGACATACAAAAAAGAAGTTTTAAAGAGAATGTACCAGAAAATATTAGACAGGCAGTATTAGATTACATAGGTACTATGGAAATGTTAATGATAGAGAAAGCAAATATAAATACGATGTTTGCCCAAGAAATGGCACAATTATCGCTATTTCCTTGCGTATTTAACATGCCTCCAGCTCCTACAGTTGATCCAGCTATGATGGATGGAACGGAGGGTGCTCCAGGAACACAACCTATGATTGATCCAGCTACTAGCGCCGGATCGGAGGCTGCGTTACCACAAGAAGAGCAGATGGGCCTTAAAAAGAGATCAGATGCAAATTTTTAAGTTATAGTGGACATAATATATTATTATTATCGGGGTAAAGCTAAATAAGGAGCCTTAAGATTATGAGTGATGTGAGTGATGAAGTTGGTGAAGTAAGTTTTGATGAGGTATCAGATACGGCAGAGGAAACAACAGAGGTTTCTTTTGATTCGGTAGAAGATGTGCCCGAAAAGGTAGAAGCTGATTCACAAGACGCGGAAGTGGTAGAAGATGAAGATGAAGAGCAACCTACCATCTCTGATAAAGAAGTAGAAGCCGACCTAAAATTAATGAAGGCTAGAATGGGGGACGCTGAGTATGATATGCCAGAAGATGCCCTATTTACTCAGAAAGTTAATGGGGAAGATACGGAAGTAACTCTTCGTGACCTTTTGAATAACTACTCTGGAAAAGTGGATTATACAAGAAAGTATAATGAATTTGGCAAGGAAAAACAGGGGCTGCAAAAAGAAAAGTATGAATTTGATAATAGAATCAATACTTTTGTATCTAAAGCCTCGGAAAATAAGTTAGATGCGTTAGCGTATTTAGCGGAAACCGCGGGAGCAGATCCGGTGGCATTTATAAAAGAATTTAAACAAGGATTAATTCCTGACCTTGAATCATACCTAAACATGAGCGAAATCGAACGTGATGCGTATGATGCTAAACAGGAATTAGACATAATGAAGAAAAGTCAAACGACTAAAGCTTCTAACGAGGAATATTTGCAAGAGTATGAGGCTCTTGAAACCGAAATAACTTCTCAAATAGAAGATTTAGGAATTGAACAATCTGAATATGTTGCGGCATACGACCGCTTGGTAGAATCTGGACATATAGCTTCAGATCAAATAGGACCGGACACTGTAGCCCAATGGATTGGGATGGAGAATAGGGTAAACCTAGTTGATGCAGAGCTTGCAAAAATAGATTCAAACCTCGCTGACGATGTTGCATTGATAGAAGACCTAGTACGAACCTCGCTTGAGAGTGGACTTGATGAAGAAACCACTATTGAAGTGATTAACGAGATGTATGGGCAACCTTCTAAAGAAGCACAATCGGCAAGCAAAAAGGCTAGACAGCATTTACGCAGTCCAGCTAACAATGACACTACATCCTACAATCAGAATAGGTCTGATTCAGAGGATGTAGGTCCGATAGACTTTGATGACATATAACTTAGGAGGTTATTTCAAATGGCAAAGACATGGAATTTAACTAGTGCTTCCAACTTATTTAAAACTAAGTTCGGTAAGCTCTCAGAAAACGTATATAACTCTAGCACAGTATTACTAGCTAGAACTAAAAAATCTTATAACTTTACTGGTGATTCACTATTCATTCCAGTTCCTGTTGCATTTCAGGGCGGTGTGGGTTCAGGATCTCTACCAAAGGCAAACGCTGCAAACGCTGGTAAGGCATTACTTACTCGTAAAGCAGTTTACGCTAGGGTGAAAATCTCTAGAGAGGCTATAAAAGCTTCATCTAATGACGAAGGTGCTTTCGTTAAAGGATTAAAGCATGTTGTTCAAAAAGGCGTTGAGTCTTATATGAGAAACATGAGCAGAATCCTTTTTAATGATGGAAGTGGTGCTTTAGGTACCGCCGATTCTTCTGAAACTGCGCCTGCTAGTGGACAGCTTGAAGTAGTTATAACAGCCGCTACTTTTAAAGAAGCTAACTTTGAAGAGAATGATTATGTAAATATTGGTACTTCTACTGATTTACAAGAAATAGTTGCGGTTGATCCTGCTACTAGAACTATTACTCTTGAAGCTGTTACTGGCTCCCTACCAACTCTAACAGGAGATCAAGTGATCTATATGCAGGGTTCTAAAGATGCAGATCCACAGGGCCTTAAAGGTGTTTGCGATGCTACTTCAGGTACTTTGTATAATATACCGGTAGGTCGTAGATGGCAGGCAACTCAGATAGACGCTAGTGGTGCAGCTATTACTGAAGATTTGATGGACCAAGGAGTTTTAGAAATACAACGTAAATCAGGTAAAGTAGTTAACTTAGTTATAACTTCTTTTAATCAATTCAGAAAGATTAAAGCCTTAAGCGTTTCTCAGAAACGATATAATATAGAGCCAAGAGATAAAAAGCTTATTGGTAAAGTATCTATGTCAGGTATTGAGTTAATGACTTCTACTGGAGCAGTTCCAATAGTTCCAGAAAGATTCTGTGAAAATGATAGAGTTTACTTACTTAATGATAACTTTATCGAAATTCATCACGCACCAGACTTCGGTTGGTTCGATGACGATGGTACAGTTTTCTTAAGAGAAGCTGATAGCGATTCTTATGAAGCTAGATATGGTGGATACCTAGAAGTATTTATCACACCTACTTTCCAAGGCGTTATAACTGGCTTAGCACTGTAAGTTAATTTTATAGGTACGATATCGTCGGAGATATCTGCCTTCTTTGGGGAGAAAGGTGTGCAATCGTATATCTACTCCCCTTTTTTTATTTGTAATGAATTGAAGGGACATAATTTATTATAATTAGGAGTGAATGGGATGTTAAATAGGGAACAGGAGATATTAAATAGACTTGAGGTGATAAACAACAAGCTAAATATCATTATTACACAAAATTCCGTTCAGGAACACAGAATAACTAAATTAGAAGAAACACAGTCTGGGGTTATAAAATTTACTGGTACCGCGCTTTTAGCGAGTATTGGGGCATTAGGTAGCGCCGCCTTTAAATTGTTAATGGGAACAGGGAAATTATAATATGGATTTTATGAAAATGTTAGAAATGATGAAAAAGGGGCAAGCTAAAACACCTCAAATGGGTGGGAAGGCTAGTTCAATTATGGGAGCCGATAATATGACGGGCGCCGAAAAGCTAACTGGTGGCCTATCAGCCGCAATGGAAGGTGGATCGCTAATAAATACGAACGCCAAAGATTCCGGCGGATACACCGATGCCACCTCTTCCGCGATGGATGGAGCTATGAAGGGCGCAAAAATCGGAGGACCTCCGGGAGCGGTAATAGGCGGTCTCGTGGGGATCGTAAAAGGCATACAGAATAGAAGAACAGAACATAGGAATAATCAAACAATGTTAGGTAATGCTGGAAGGCAACAAGCCGCAGATTCATATTCTGCGTTTGATAATATAATAGGGAGAATAAGGTAATATGGACAAAGCAGAAATAAAAAAGAAAATGGCCGAATTACAGGCTGAATTAGATAAAGTAAGTGATAAGAGCGATATAGCTATAAAAATGGCTCCAGCTAGAGCCGGCGCTATGAAAGTACTTGAAAAGGGCGATATGGCGATGAAAAAGGCTATGGTTCTTCAGAAACTTAAGAAAAAGAAGAGTAAATAAGTCGTATGGGCACTAAAAGATGTGCTCACCTAATTAGACGTATTAGACAACGTAGTGATAATTTGGACTATGGGTCTGAAGCGGGTATTGGTGACGAGCAGATAGTTGATTATATAAACGATGGTCTAGCTAAACTTCAATCTGAAATTGCAGAACAACATTCCGAAGCTTTTGGAACTTCTGCCTTATTACAACTAGTTACAGGAGTTGAAGAGTACGACCTACCAGACGATATGTTGGAAGGCGCTGGATTACTATTAGTTGAGCATAAATTTACATCCGGCTTCTACAGAAAACTTAAAAAACTATCAATGATTGAAAGATCTGATGGATCTACCTATGATCCGTCGGGTTATATAAGAAAGGGCCGTAAAATCTATCTACGTCCAATTCCTTCGAGAAGTTCTCAGGATGAATTACGTATAGAATATGTTAGGAAATGGGACCGGATAGGGGTTAGGCGCGGAATAATAACCGAGGTTGAGCTTGAAAATGCAGATGAAATTATAAATATAGATATGGATACGAAGAGTTACTCTACTGGAGAGCTTTTTAGAAATGATGATCTGAAAGGAGCTGACATTACCGCAATTCTAGACTCTGATCACATCTGCATTGTGGATAGAAATGGCAACTTTTTGGCGCGAAATATTCCAATAAATTCGGACATAAGTAGTGCTACAGGAACGGACTCCCTCCGTATTTCGATACCATCTCATGTACTTCTTACTGGAGAACAAATTCCAGTAGGATCTTTTGTTATATGTGAAAAGGATACATCTTCTCACCAACTAGAGCTGGATAGAACAATGGAGCGATTTTTAATAGAATTCGCAGTTTGGCGCCTAAAATCGCAAGATGCATCTAATGAAGCTTATGAACAACAGGGGTATTTGACGAGCATAAAGAATGACATATTAGCAGCATACGCTATGATGGACGAAACTGTTCAATATATTACAGAGTTACCGGAGTAAATAAATATGCCTAAAAATGATCCAAATCAGACTAAATTGTTTGGGCCGAAAAAGGGCTTAAATAGAGCAGAGTCTCCCCTAAGAAGAGCGCAACCAAGCGGACCGAATTACGGCGCTCCAGAATTTGCTACAGAATTTAAAAACTTTTTTATAGACCCAAAAGACGGTATAATGAAACTACGCCCAGGATTTGCGCTCGTAAATAAATTCATACCATCTCCTCAAATAGGTGAATTAGGTATTTCTAGATTTAATAACTATGATAAGAATGGAGATGCACAACCTATCTTAATTTGCTTAGGTAGAGATAATTCTCATATAGTAAGAAAGGGTAGAGTTAAAATATCTGCGTCGGATGCTTTCAATCATAAGTTAACTATTATTTTTCATCCAGTAACTGGTAGATACGAAATTGTTAATACAAATACATCTTCTGGAGTAGAATTAGATAGATTAAGTATTGCAGATACGACTTTAACTGATTTAAATTCACAATTAACTGGACTTACCATATCTGGAACTTCTGACTTATATAATGATGAAACTTATGATATGGATGATGTAGATATAAGCAGCTTATTTCCAGTTATAGATATGGAAGTCACGCAGGTTTCGGATAATGAATTAGCGTTTGATGTTATAGAGCCTTTAATCAGTCTAGTTGATTTATCTACAGCAGACTTAGATACTGAATCTAGTACAATAGCTACATTTTCAGAAGTAAATAATGTTCTTTACATAGCTATTAAAGGCTTACCAATTTTAAAATATGATGAAGAAGGTAGTATAAGTAAAGCTGGACTACCTGATCCAGAAATTATTACTGGAGATAAGAGTAGTGTATTTACAATTGGTAGTAATTTTACTCGTGGACAAATATTAAATAGAGATGAAGATGATTTTTGGGAAGATAGTGGACTATCTGAGGAAGAATCAGACAACAATGAAGTTTTATATAGATTTATAAATGATAGTTCAGATACATTGGGAATTACTGAACCTACAAACAATACTGCAAGAAAATATGCAATAGCTATACAAAGAAAAAATTTATTATCTAACGCAATAGGTAACGAAAATGAACAAAGACAGGTAGAAAAAGTAAATTTATCTAATGAAGAAATTGATTTTATTGAGTCTACAAATGCATCTTCTCAGAATACATCTTCTACAAATAATACTACTTTTGGCACTCCAAAGGATTATGAAAATGTTCCTAGTATAACCGTTGCCTCGCTTATAAGTGGGTCAGGATGGTCAGGGAATTCTGTTCCAATCACAGCAGGTGGATATGAATTGGCCAATGGTGATGGATCGGTATGGGATAAAGTATCTTCTATCAGAATTTCTAGTAGTAAATCTTTTAGAAAAGAAGATATAGGTAAGGACCTATTTTTTAGAATTAGGTTAGTAAGTAAACTAACGTCTTCTTTAGCTTTCTCCCCATTTACAGATTCACATCAATATACTATCAGCGAATATCTAGTTTCAGGAAAATTATTGGAGTCTGTTAGTGGAACCGAAATTTCAAAAGAATTGACTTTTTATTTACAGCCAGGAGGATTAGAGGGTGTAAAAACTTTCTGTAATTACGATAAAATTTTATATAATACAAATGAGGACCTTCCTGGGCCAGATGTATGGGCATCAGATATTTTAACGGATGATATAAGAGATGGATTAGTTGGTATAAACTTCCTTCCTGGGTATGCTACATTTGATACATTTATAAATATTTATAGATCCGACGATGTAGATAGAGCTGCGGATGTTGGGTCTTCCGACGCTGAAGTATCTTATGATGAAGACGGTTATCCAGCGGGCTCGTTTCACTTAGTAACTCAAATACCCTCGGCAGGAGGAGGAACTTTCATTCCTGTAAAATTTTACGATTGGTTTGATTTTAATAAGTTGGGGTCCACTTATGAATTTGTAAATCCAGTAGGAGTAACAAATAATTCAGATGATTCCTTAATAGACCATTCTTCTTTACCTAAAGGAAATATAATTAAATCTTATAACGGAAGAATGTATATAACAGGAGATCCTAATGCAGTTAACACGGTATATGGAACTAGTTTAGTTTACGGGCCGGAAGTTTATAATGCTACTGGGGATGACTCATTTGAAATTAAAGATGATATAGGAGATTTCATAACTGGAATGGCGCCCCTGGGAGATGCCTTCGCAATCCTTAAATCCAATTCTGCTCATTTGATACAAGGGGATTTCGCAACAAATACTATAAGAAGAGATATTATAGTAGCCGAAGGATATGGATGTACTTCTCACCACTCTATAGCACAAGTTAAAGATGGTATAGCCTTTTTAAGTGAGGAAGGAGTTGTTTATTGGCAATATAATTCAAAACCTAGAATGATGGGATCTGTTTATTTAAGTAGGGAAGCGGGGTCGGAACCAGTGTCTCGAATCCGGGACTATCTATTTGATAAAACATTAGATATGCGAAGGGCTATAGGATTTAATGATTTTAAAAAAGAATTGTATCTACTACATATTCCTAGAACTACGGAGAAGTCGGCTGGTCTTTTCGCATCAAATGAAGAGGAAGGAATTACTTTAGTCTATGATTATGTAAATGATATGTGGTTTGAGTATGAAAGGTGTGAATTTAAGGGCGGAATGGCCTATGTAGGCGACACCCTTTATCGCGCCAACTCTATAGGAAATGGATCAAGTATTATAGGGACAACCCTTAATCGCGAATGGAATACACAGACCCTGTATGATTTTCAAGATAACTTTGATTTAATACCATATCAGTACGACTCTGATTGGGAATCCTTCTTAGAGCCGTCAATACTTAAAAAACCTATGCATATTAAGGTGTTTGGATACAATTTATATGAGGATGTTAAAATTTCAGGAATTGGGTTAGATTTGACGGGCGGCTTTAATATGCGAGTTGAAATGTACAAGGATTACAGAGATTACGCTCTTCACACTAAGAATTACGCACAACTTACAGAGCGCAAAATAGAGGCGAGAATAAAGTGTAAATCGCAAGTTTTGAAATCGGCAAAAGTGTCCATATCTAACATAGATTCACGTCTATTCAAGTGCCCATGCATTATGGGTATTGAGGTTGAGTATCAGATAGCACACAGAGGATTTCAAAGAGAATCTAAGTCTTCTTAAGGGACATTTTTTATTATAACTGTAGGGGGAATGACGAATTGATTAAGAATTTACCACCAGAATTTAGAGATTTAGAGATTCATATACAACAATTGTTGACGGATGTGGCTGAGCTTAAAAAGAATAGTGGAGGAGTAGTATCTCCTGCTCTTGATTCTAGGCTTTCTTTGGTAGAAAACAATTATATATCTAAAGCTAAACAATTTCCTTTAGGTTATGATACAGTGTCTAGGTATTCAGTATCCAC